CGATGATTTTCCCAACGAGCCGATACCGCTACTGCATTGAATACAGGGATGACGATGGCAACGGGTATCTGGATGAGCGAGAGCCCTTTCGTTACCAGGAAATCGAGGACAATCGCTTCCACAAAGTGATCGACGGGGATACATGGTGGGGAATCGCTGCGCTGTACTTCCAGGGCTTCCCGCGAGCCTGTGGATTATGGTGGTTGCTCTGCGAGTACCAGCCGGAGCCCGTTATCGACCCGACCATCGCGCTGGTTCCGGGCTCCATCGTTGTCGTTCCACCAATGCGCCTGGTGCGCATGGAGGTGTTCAACAGCGAGCGCAGGAGATACCACTAGATGCCGTATCGCAGTCCACAGATTTTCCTTCAGCCGATAAACATCGACTACGGTGATGAAAACTGGGTGGACACGACGCAGCGGCTCCTGGAGTACATCCGGGACCGCATGATCATGTTCGATTTTTCCGACCATAGTGAAAAGATCGACGAGCTGAAGATCGCCTTTCATAATTCGGACCATGAGTTGACCGACTTCCCCTCGTTCGTCGTCGGCCAAAAGTTTCGCGTCGCGTGGGGCTGGCCGGGCAAGCTGTGTGAGCCGCGACAGATGATCGTTGCCAGGCGCGAGCCCGGCGACCCGCATGTCGTGTGGATGCGCGACCCGATGATCATGCTGGCGCAGCGGGCTGGGTATTACCATCGCAACAATGTCACCGATTCCGAGTGGGTTCGTGGGATTGCCGAGGAGTGGGGGTACACTGGCCCGCTCGCGCGGATTGCGGAGACGACGAGTCGCGGGGAAATCACTCAGCCGAAAAACCGCACCGATGCGGAGCAGCTTCACCGACTGGCGCGACGCAACGGCTTCGAGGTTTACATCGATGGGTCCGGCCTGTACTGGGGGCCGCGTCAGCTCGATTCCGAGCCCATCGAGGAGTTTATTTGGCGCACAGACCCCCGGTTTGGAACCATTCTGCGTGAACCGATGATCACACAGAACACCGACCGGGGTGCGGCTCAGGTTATCGTCGAAGCCCGTGACCCGTTGACCAAAGAGTCCATCACGGTAAAGGTCAGCGCGAGCACGTCGAACCTGACGGCGCTCGGTCAGGAGATCGAGCTCGACGACCCCGAGAACAGCCCCGGAACCAAGCGTGTCAAGCGGGTATCCCGCATCAAGGTGCGCCCGGTTGGGTACATGACCGAGGACGAAGCCAAAACCTTGGCGCAAGCGTACTACCGCGATGAAGTCCAAGGGATGTACAAGATCAAATTCCCAATTATCGGCGACCCAAAGATAACGGCGAAACGACTGTTTCGACTAACAGGGCATTCAAAAACCTACGATGGGCTTTACTACATCCGGGAAGCCCGGCACGTCATCCGCCCTGGGCAATACAGCGTCGACATCGTCGGCGAGCGGGATGCTTTGACCGAGGTGCGCGTTGAGAAAAAAGCCCGGCGCCCGATTGTGAACAAGTTCCAAAGCCAGGACACGACGGACACGGCAAAGGGCGAGACGGCACCGAAGACGGTGGAAGGCGATGCGCCGCTGAAGCGGCGGCTGACGGTCACGCTGAATGCAAGCGGCAACCCGACGGCCTCGTGGATGTTCGTGGCTGATGACAATGATACCGTCGGCCAAACGCGCGACCTGACTCAAGAGGAGCTGCTCGCGCTCGATGCGAAGGTGCTCGATACGCTGGCACGGCAGGGCGTACAAACGACACTGCCGGATGTGTAGAGGAGGATAGATGCAGAGCAGGGTAAGCGGGGGGAAGTTTGCGGCAGATCAATACTGGGGCGTCTATGGCGGCATAGTTGCGAACCGCGATGATCCAGAGGGTCTCGGGCGGGTCAAGGTTTCGATCCCTGGGCTCATCGACGAAGAGAGCAACTGGGCGCTCCCTCGCACGGGTGGCAGCAAAAACTGGGGCAGCATCCATGTTCCCCCGGTCGGCTCGGATGTGTTCGTTCAGTTCCTAAATGGCGACATCGACCACCCGATTTGGGAGCCCGGCCCGTTCGGGCGTGGCGAGGAGTTCCCGGAACACGAGTCCGCGGACGTGTCTGTGTGGGGCGTCGGCCCGTTTCGGCTGGTCGTGGACAACCGCGACGGCGTAAAAACGGCGACGTTCAAGGTGGTCAAGGTGGTTGCGGGCAATGAGGAGTCGGTGTGCGAGCTACTGTTCAACGCTGACACGAACAGCGTTCGGCTGTACGCGACCTCGGCGCTTCAGGTCGAATCCGGCGGCATCCTTGACGTCGATTCAAGTTCCGTCCAGGTTCGTGGGCGCAAGGTCATGCCGGTGAACCGGCCGATCAACTGAGGTGCACGATGGCGTTTCCCCCTGACGATCTATGCTTCCGGCTTCCCGAGGTCCCGACCGCTGACAAGATCTGCCTGCCGGGGGGTATATGCCTCGACTATGTGTGGGACAGCATCGGCAAGATTCCCCATGCGGCGGACATCCCGCTCGACTTCTTTTCTCAGATTGGCCCAGCGATGGCGCCGCTCAAGCCGTTCTTCGATATGCTGGACACGGTGTTGTCGTTGTTCAACTGCGTGAAGGCGATCCCCAACGCGATTGTCAAGCTGGACCCAACCGAGCTGCTCGAGTGCCTGCCCGCTCTGGCCAAGGCTATCGACAACCTGCTCAAGCTCATCCCTCAACTATCTATTCCCAAGATGGTCATCGCGATCATCAAGAACATCGCCCGGCTTATCCGCGCAATCGCCTCGGATCTTACCTATGTCCAAAGCCAGATCCAGCGCATCACCGATATGATCGACCGCGCGGCAGAGCTGCAAGACCACAAGCTCAACGGGTTTTTGGTTTGCGCTCAAGACGATCTCGAGAAGACGACGCTCAGTACCGCCGAGGCCCTTCGCGGCATCGGCTCCATCGTTCTCGTGGTCAACATCCTCATGGGGCTCTTTGGTGGCCCGGAGATCCCCTGCTTTGGCGATCTGTTCACCGGCTCCATCGATGCGCTGGATGGCGTCATCGATCTTTTGACCGGGCTGGCCGACTTGTTGACCGACATCGCCAATGCAATACCGGACCCCGATCTGGTCCTAACCTTGGCACTGGGAGACCAGAGATGCTAATCTGGAGGCACTGTGGCGAGCAATATTGAACAATTCGGACGCGGCATCATTTGCCCCTTTCAACGGGACGGGAAGGGCGATTTTGCGAACGCGAGCGGGACGCGCTTGTTGTCCAGCGACATCGGCGAACTGCTCGGCGTGCTCGGGCCAACCCCGACCAAGCCGGGGGAGCTCCCCTGGCGCACAGAGATCGGCAGCCGGCTTCATGCGCTCCGACATCGCCAGATGCATTCTGAGATGATTCGCGCCATGGCCGAGCAGATGACGGCGGGACCGGTCCGCCAATGGGAGCCGCGTGTTCGTCCGGGGCCGACGCAAGTTTCTGAGGCAGGCGAAACGACGATGCAGATTCGATTCTCCTACATCCCGGTCGGGAACCGCCAGGAAGCCACTGTCGCCCACGTGTTCACGGTGGAGGAATAATTATGCCAATTTTGCCCGCATCCACAGATTATACCGACAAGGATTTCGACAGCCTCCGCGCGCGACTCTTCAACCTAATTCAGTCGGTGTTCCCCAATTGGTCCGTGACCGCCGTTGCCAACTTCGGCAACCTGCTCGTGGAATCGTTCGCGTTCATTGGGGACGTGCTCACGTTTTATCAGGACCAGCAAGCCCGAGAGGGGCGCCTCGGAACCGTCCAGCTACGGAAGAACATGATCGCCCTGGCGAAGCTGATTGGATATGAGCTGCGTCCTGCAGCCGCGGCGTCTACTGACGTAGTGCTGACGTTGACGAATGCCTCGGCCCTGGTCGGGACCGTGACTCCTGATCCCTCTGCGTTGTCTGTCGTTTTGCGGACCAACGAAATCACGAACCCCATCCGTGGGGAGCTCGTTGGCCCCGTGTCGTTCAACCTGGCGGCTGGCGAGACGTCGAAGACCTTCACATGGCGGCACGCACTGACGCGCCCGACCTACGTGGTTGCGAGTACCGGCAAGCCCGACCAGGTCCTATATGCCCCGTATACGCCGTTCCTCGCGGATGGCAGCGAGGTCGTTTCGACAACCGCTGATGGCACCTTCACGCGGGTCGATTCGTTTTTGGAATCCGGGCCAAACGATTTGCACTATGTTCGCCTGATTGATCAGAATGACCGGGCCGAGTTCCGGTTCGGCGATGGCCGAAACGGCAAGGTGCCCACGGGCGACATCCGCATCCAGTATAAAACCGGCGGCGGCGTGGACGGCAACGTCGATCAGGATAGTCTCATCCAGGTTGAGACGTCGTTCTTCGACACCACGGGGCGCCGGG